ATGAATTATATTTATCCTGCTGTTTTTTATCCGGAGGACGACGGGAAATATTCAGTTATTTTCCCCGACCTCAATGATTTAGCAACTTACGGAGATAACCTTGCGGACGCTTTCGCAATGGCTCAAGAGGCTTGCGGTCAGTATTTATTCACATCCTTGCGTGATGGTGATGTTCTTCCCGCTCCGACCCCTCTTGATGCAGTTGAAAAGGACGAGGATGCAGCACTTGTCAATTTGATTTGTGTCAACCTCGACGAATACGCCCGTGCGTACAATGACAAGGCAGTCAAGAAAACTTTGAGTATTCCTGCATGGCTCAATACTGCATGTGAAAATTACGGTATCAACTATTCAAAAGTTTTGCAGGATGCGTTGATTGCCAAAATTCAAGCACGTTCATAAATCCATTATAACACAAGGACGACACCCGTTTCCGGATGCCGTCCTCTTTTTTTGTCTGTATGCTTTTATAACTGTTCAAACTGTACATGCTCGGATTCTCCGGAGAGATAAAGGTCTCCGATTGTTCTGACCATCTTCTTTCCGTCCACAACATGAATCTCTTTCACATAATATGACTGTCCTCTGATAGCACGACCGCAGATGTTCTCATTGCCCCACGCTGCGGAACGTCTGATATTAAGTGAGCCGTCGCAAATGACCGTCACTTTCATTTTTCCCTGCGGGATGATGACTTTGTCCTCCGGCTCGTCCTCTGTGTCCTGTGGCTCTGTATTTGCCCCATTTTCGCCCGTTTCCGGTTCAGACAGAGGATTTGTCGTCTCTGCATCGTTTGAGGCTGTTCCCCCGTCCTCTGCGTCTTCCTGCTGCCCTGCTGCATCCTCGCCACTCTCAAATGTTGTCATTCTCTCAACGGTTTCCGCATCGACTGTTCCGACCTTGTTTCCGTCTGCATCGTATGTGTTGACGCTGCCGTCCGGATTTGTCTGCAATGCTCCCTCCGGAACATTGTCCGTGAGTGAGCCGATGACGTTTCCGTTTTCATCCCACACAACAAAACTCTCGTCCTTTGCTGCTGCTTTCATTGCTCCCTCAATGGTCTTGTACTCTTTGCAGTCCTCTTTCTTGAACTCTGTTCCTTTGCCTAAATAGTATAACATGATTTTCCCTCCTATTTGCTCAAATGCTTGCTTGACGCATATCCGACGATGTTCTTGTAAACCACATACAACCATTTCACGCCGTTGCAATCGTTATAATATCCATAGCACTGGACTTTCTCACCGTTTTTCATCACCGCAAGGATTGACTTTCCTGTTCCTGCTCCCGCACGGAGATTCAATTCGGATGCAGTCACCTTGTAAGTTCCTGCAAGGCTCTTGTTGAACCCGTGTGCAACGTCGACCTTTGCATTGCTCTTGACTGTTGTTGTGTTGGATGCACCTGTTCCGGATGACTTTGCTCCGTCCGTGAGGTTCACTGCAACGTGAGCATTGTCATTGAGGGTGATGTCTCCCTCAAGCAAATACGCATCCGATGTCAGATATTTGCTATCTGTCAACACCTCGAATCCTGCTGCCTTGAGACCCGCTCTCATGTTTCCGGTATAGAGATAAATGCTCACATTCTTCATTTTCTCATTTCCCAGTCTGTAACCTGCACCCTTTACGATTGCAGCGACACCGGATGAACAATCTGCCTCACACGCAATCGTGATTTGTGCAGGGTCGTAATTCGATGCCTTGAGATGCTCCCAAAATGTGTATCTCTCTGACTGGTCATATCCGATTTTATTGTTGACTGCTGCTGCCTTTGCCATGCTCGCAATCATTTTTCTGACCTTTGCATCCGGATGACGGAGGACGCATTTCCACGGTCTGTTATACCAATTTATAACCCTCCACTCTGTACCTGTCTGGTCTCCTGCCTTTCCTCCGCTGTATCTGTTATTTTCATCATGTCCGCAATTTGAAATCATTTGTTTTCCTCCTTGTCAAATTCTTCTGTGTTTCTGTCCGTCATGTCTCCCATAAGTTCCGGACAATGTTCCTCAAGTTCTGTGTACACAATCAACCCGCAAATCAGTAACGGAATACCGACCCATAAAATCGCACATCCCAATGAAAGAATGAACCATACTACCACCGACATTCTTTCCGCAAATTTGTCATCCGGATAATAATATTCGTCATAGTAAAGCTCCTGTTCCTTTTTGCTTGCCCTGTCGACCCAAATGTAAAACGCTGTCATCGCTAAAAATACGACGACCGCACCCACAACGTACACAATCCCGATTGTCCTTGCGTTCTGCACGAAAAAGTCTACGATTTTACTCATTGACCTCACCTGCCTCACCGCTCACAAGCGTCTGCATCGCTTTGTTGCTCTCAAGCATCTTTTTCATTCTCTCAAGTGCCTCGTCGACCATTATCGAAAAAGTCTCAAAAGAAATCACTCTCGCAAGCCACGCAAACCTTGCAACAAACATGTCATATACATAACGCAGCTTGATTTGACCTGTACCGCCTCCCAGTTCTTTTTCTGCTTTTGTGACTGCATAGAGCAGCCATTCTCTCACTTTGTTCAACTGCTTGTCTGACGGCATTTTCGCGAAAACATATACTGCATATCCTCCCGCTGCACATACCGCAATCAGACCCACAATCACAAACCAATTCTCGACGATGTATTTCATCCTTGTACCTCCTCGTCATCCTGTTCCGGTTCGTCATTGTGTTGTATTTCTCCGTTTGACTTTGTTCCCTTGACCGTTTTCACGGACTTAATGAGTGCCATTGCACCGCCCTCAACTGAAAGAAATCTGAATACATTCTCAATCAGTGTCGACGGCTCTGAACCCATCCGTAAAAACACAAATATCATCACGACTGTAAAGATAAATGCTGCAAGAATCAAAGTGAATACAACACGTTTCATGAACAGACCGGACACCTTTTTGTCATGTCTCTCTTTTCGCTCTCTTATCCGATACATTCTTTTCAGATGCCGGATTCTGATGCGACGTTCCTGTTCTGTCATTCTCATGTATTGCCTCTTTTCTGTGAGGTTGATTCTTGCCCGTTTCCTGCCCTCCTGTTATCGGTCGGAATGCTGTTCTCCGTCCAGTCTCTTGTGATAGCTCTTGAGTGACTGTTCCACAATGATAACACGGTCTCTCAATGTTTTCATCTCTTCACGGTTCTCTCTCGATTCCCGCTTGATGTCTTTGAGGTCGTCTGCGATGTTCTCAAGTTTCACCATCACCATTGTGTCGGTTGTTGCTCTCTGTTCCGCATCTTCCTGTGTGTCCTTTTTCTCATTTCTCTGCTTGGAGCAGATACCGAAAAAAATCGCAAACGCAACAGATACTCCGGAGAGCAACAGGGAAATCTCAATCGTCAACGGCATTCTCCTTTCCGAACTCTGTCGCCTCAATGTCGTCGGTGTCGCAGTATTTCCGCATGTGATATTCGAGAACATCCATCTCCCTGTCTGTCTCCTCTACCTCCTGCCGGAGTTCCGCTCTGACCGCCTCCTCGATTTTCGACTGTTCAATGATTGTTTGCTGCTTTTTCACGATTGCTGATAGATTTTCCGTCACATCACACAATCGTGATATTATTTCAAGCGGACTCATTCTGCATCACCTCCGGAGAATTTTTCTCCTGTGATGTATTCATATTCATCCGCTGAAATACTGCCCTTTGCGACACGCTCGGAAATCTGTTCCTTTGTGAGAGTGCCTTTTTTGTACATTCTTTTGAGACTTTCAACAAGTATTTTCATACTAAATCAACCCCTCCTCAATCAACTGCTGTGTGTATTCGTCAATGACCGCATCTTTCTGAAACTGTGTCACTGATTCGACGATTCCGGATGTGTTCTCCTCAACGACTGACTTCATGAGTGCCATGTTCTCATATTCCTTGACTGTCATTTCTTTCTCGTCGTACTGCCATTCGGTCACTGTCTGCATCTTTCCGTCGCTGCCCTCAACCTCTCTTGTCACCTGTTCGATGTTCTTACGCAGGTAAACCGTTGACGGCGACGATGTCCTGTCGACCTCCTCCGGCTTGTCCGGCTGTGTTCCTGTCACCTTTTTCCAGTCTGTCATGTTCGTTCTCCTTTCTGCTATGCTTTGAAACTATCCTCTTGAGTTTCTTGACGTTGATTTTTGGTTTGATGTAATCAATGTAATAGTTGTATGTGTCCGTGTGTTTGAACAATCCCATATATGACAACATCACTGATGCGTTGTACCATGAGATTTTATTCTGCTTTGAGATATGGTTTGCCTTGCGTCTCGCAGCCTCAATGTTTGATTTCCGGATGGTTGTCCGGTCATGGTGAAATTGAAATCCCATAAAATCAAGCATACGACCCTTTGTGACCTGCTTTCCGTCTTTATCAAGTACCGGATTCCCGCCTTTATCAAATACCGGATATTCAAATCTAAACACCTGCCAATCGCCTTTTATTTCAAGGTCGAGGTTGTCATTCAGATATGTTTCGATTGCTGCATGTATTTTGTGTAGTTTCTTTTTGCTCTTTCCCAGTATCACCATGTCGTCCATGTATCGCATGTAATGTTCTGCACGGAGTTCCTCTTTGATGTAGTGGTCGAGTGCTTTCAAGTAAAAATTGCCGAACCATTGTGATGTGAAATATCCCAACGGAACGCCTTTTCGCATCTCCTCAATAATTTCTTTCAGTTCATCGAACATCGCTCCTGTGATGCCGATTTCCTGCAATATCTCCAACGCTCCGGAGATGTCGTCAAATGCTATGCATCCGACAAGCGTTTTCGTCTGCTCTGCATCTATCTCAACACCTGCATCCGTCAAAATCTTTGCAACGAGTGCTATTTTGTCATGTTCAATCAGTATGCAGAGTAATCTATAAAACCGTTTATCTCGAATTACCTCTTTGAGTTTCCTTTTGAGGATTCTCCGGTTTATGGATTCAAAGAAATGGTGAACATCCATCTTGAGAACAAAGAATTTCTTTCCGTCGTATGAATCAAGCCATTTTCTCATGTACTTCTTTCCGTAATGAACACCCCTGTCCGGAATGCTCCCGCATGAAAATTCATACAATCCATTCATCACAATCGGTTTGAACTGACCTATTGCACAATGATGAATAACCTGCTCATATTTGTAATGCGGTTTCAATATACGGCGTGTTTTCTTGCTGCTGCTCTCGTTGATGATGCTCGGTTTGTGATAGTCCGGAATGAACAGCTCCTCTGTCAACATCTTTTTCAAGAGTTCTGTGTGTTCATCGAGGTTCTCTAATACCTCCCGCACATCATTCCTGTTCTTTTTCTTTTTGGATGCATTTATAAAACACTGTTTTATGTAGTCGTCTTGTAACATTGGTTCATATAGGTTGTTGTAACTTCTCATATAGTATTTTCTTATCTCCTATCGGTTTTTGTGCGGATGCTTACTCAACCGACCCTATATCCGGAATGATTTTCGCCTTGTGGCGTGGGATATAGGCTGCATTTGATTAAACGCTCCGATATGAGAAGAAATTGGACGCACCGATGTTCCAGTTCGCATTGCCCGCAGAATTGTTCAAATTCAAGTAATCCGCACCGCAGTTCTCGCCATTGTTACAGTTACCGCCGACAAGGGCGACCGCAGGGAGCAGGAACACCGCCCGACACCGCACCCTATATCCCTATATTCATTTTTCTAAAAACGACCACACCGCCTAACGGCGGGAATAGCGGAGGCGTTCCCCCTCCGTTCCTCCCCCTGCTGCTTACGCAGCGATAGGCTGTTCTAAGAAAATGGACGCACCGAAGCTCCAGCTCGCAAAGCCCGCAGAATAGCCCAAATACAAGAAATCCGCACCGCAGTACTCGCCATGGCCACAGCTACCGCCGACAAGGGCGACCGCAGTAATTCCGGCATTCCACCAAAAATAGTCACATGTGTATGTGCTACTGCTGCCACCTATTGAATTGACAATGCGTCCGAATCTGCTTGACTTTGTTCCTTTCTGATAACCGTTGCCGGATGATGTGAATGTGATTCCGACCTTTTCAAAGTCCTTTCCTGTCAGATTGTACGGTGGTGTCATCTTTGCAAGGATTTCACCGCCTACCATCAACAGACCGTTGATTCTATCCCAACGGTTGCCCCACGGTTTTTCCATGTAGAACACTTTGACCTCATGTGTTGTGTCGTTATATCCGAAAAACTGTCCTTTGTCCTTGAGTGTTCCGGTTGCAAGATGCCCGTAATTCTGTGATGCGTCGTTCACATATCCGGATGTCTGACCCTGTCCGAATGCAGTCTGTGAATTGTCTGTCTTTGACATAATCTTGAGCATACAATTCAACAGGTTTCGTTTGCTCCATGAGCCGATATTCCATCCCGCACCGTTTGCCTTTGCTCTTGCAATCTCTGTTGATGCGTTTGTGTTATACATGAGTGCCTGTCCTGCAAGTGAGCGGATGCGTGTTCCATCATACGAACCGCCAAACATCGGGAAATAGAGTTTGTCCGCATGTGAACCGTCCTCTCTGACATATGCGTCATCGTTGTATGATTCATCGTACTGGACGTTTGAAATAATCATGTACTCATAGTTTCCGACTTCAAACTGTGAGAGCCAAATCTTGCCCTTGTCACCGCTGCCATCGAATACACTCATTGCATTTCCTCCGTATGCCGTGTTTGAGACATCGGATGCCGTTTTTCCGTCTGCTTTCTTTGTGTGGTCGTTCGGGTCGAGTTTATAATCTTCTGTACCGTCATATTTGACCATTGCCGGATAATTGTTCTTTACAAAAAAGACGTTTCCCCAGTCTCCAAAATCGAACCGTCCGGCAGAATAATTCATCGCAGCGGGTGTCATTCCCACCGCATCGAAAAGATATGTGCATCGTGTCGCCGGATTGCTGTCATTTTTGTTGATTTTCATTCCGTAACGCTTTACACCCTTTATTCTTACATCTTCCCCGACTGCTGCCAGTATAGCGTTTGTATTCGCATATGTGCGGTCGAGTGTGTCTTTGTCTGCTACTTTTACAATCAAGTCTCCACTTGCCATTTTTTACGCCTCCCTTATCGTCAAAATTCCATCCTCAACCGTGAGGACACATGATTTCTTTGTGACGGTGTCAACCATAGTGTTGAGACCGTTCACAATGCCTTGACACGCTTTTGCTGCTGCACTCGCTGTCGACGCTGCATTGTTTGCCGTTGCTGCTGCACCGTTTGCACTGTTCGTCGCCTCTGTCATGTTCTTGCTGAAATTGTTCACGGTGTTCATATATCCCTGTGTCAATGTCAGTATTTCCTCATAACGGGCATTGTTGACGATAATCGGCAGGTCAAAGAATTTCTTTTTACCATCTCCCTGTCTGATTTGATAATGACCGGATGCATCAAGTTCAACTCCGATTTCTCTTTCCTTGAGAATCAGAGTGTCCTCAACTGCTTTCCAGTCTGCCGTTGTTCCGGTGCATGGTCTGATTGCTGCCATTGTTCAACCTCCTTTGCTCCGTGATTATGGAATATATCACACAATCACTCCTTTGTGTTCGTTTCGCCGTCTGTTTCCAGTATCGTGGAATTATACTGCTAATTGTCGGGAGGTCGGCGTTCCTCCGTCAAAATCAACACCCTCATTCGCATTTCTGACCTGTGGTGTTGCTCCATCAATGAAAATCGGTGTCACTGTTCGCAGATACGGTGTTTCGCCGTCACAATCAAGATACATACTCGAATATAAAGCCTCGGCACGGTTGAAATAGTCCTGCACACTCTCAAGGATTTTCTCTGCTGATGCAAGCAGTGAATTTTGAATCGTGTCATCAATATCCTTTTTGTCCTGCTCGACCTGTTTCTTTGCCTCTGCAACTGCTGTCTGCATCTGTGACACATCCTGTCGAATCTGCGTCGCCGTGTTCAATGTCGCCTCAAGTTGCTCTTGATTCTGCAATGCATCCTCTGCCCGCTCTGTAACCTCTTTGCAGGCTGTTGTCGCCTTTTTGGATGCATCTGTTGCCTCATTCGTATTCTTGACCGCCTGTGAGGTGTCCTGCTGCCTCTGCTGCTCCTGTTGGATGCGGGTGTTCTCATTTTCCTGTCGCTTATTTTCTGCCGTCACCCTTGCCTGTTCCGCTTTCACTCTCGCATTCTCTGCGGTCACTCTTGCGGATTCCGCTTTCTTGACTGCTGCATCTGTGTCATCAATATTCTTGATGTGTCCTGCAATCCGGTTCTCAAGGTCTGTGAACTCATTCGCTGACAAGATAGCATTTTCATTCCTCTGTGACGGTTCAATCTCCATTGTGAATGATGCGGATGTGATAACCTGTGAATCATCGCTTGTCCGGATTTCAATGTCGCAATACGCCGTTCCGGAGGCTGCAAGTGCTTGATTCGTCAATTCGACTGTCACATCCGAACCGGAATATGAACATGTGTTATACACATGCTTTCCGTCCGGCTTTGTGATGTTGATGACCGCTCTCGCACCCGTCGGGATTGCGTACGGTTCACCGTTGTTGAGCAGTCTTGCGGCAATGAATCGTGTTGCCTTGTCTCCCTGCTTTGCAGATACCAAATATCTTTTGGTGTCTCCGGACATTTCAAGATTGATGTTCGTTGTCAGTTTCGTCAATGCTGCCACGCTCTCACCTCCTCTCGGTGTTTACTTCTTATTCCTCCGGATTCTCCGGTTCATCCTGCTCCGGATGCTCCTCGTCCGGTTCTGTTTTCAGAACTCTCTTTGCTGCTTTCTTTGCCTTTTCAAGTTCCTCGTTTTTTTCTGCCATCATTGTATTTGTTGAGTTTATGAGTTCAATCTTTGCCTCACTCCTTACCTCTGCCAGTACGGAGGACAAAACTCCGTCCATGATGCACGGAGGCAATGCATGTCTTTTCTGTATCGTCTCCATGGCGTTGAGGATTTCTCCCTTTGCACATTCAATTCTTACTGCAAGCGGTGTATTCATGATTATTCCTCCTTTGCTGCCTGTGTCGCTGTTTGTGCTGCAAGCAGCATGTCAAGTTTCTTGTCAATACTCTGCAAGAGTTCTGTGTTTGTCTCCTCTGCTGATTCCCTCGTCACAACCTCTGCTGTTTCGTTTGGTCTTGAGTTGTCGGTAGCATCTTCCGGAATTTTATACTCCGGTTCTGCTGCTCGTTTGACTTCCTCTGTCTGAATATTTTCGTCATTCATCTGCATTTCTTTTCCTCCTGTTTTATCCATTGCTCCATGTTCCGGACACTAATATTCCTCTTTTGAACTCAAGCGTCGCCGTTGACCACTTTGTCAGTTTCCCGTCGCTGCCTACTTCTAAAGGTTGTTTGAATGTTAGCGTTCCACTTATTGAGCCATCCTCAAAACTTACATTCCTTAATGTGAAGAAATGCATGTTGATGTCTGCCCCTGCATGTAGCATGTTCGCCTCGTAATTCCCACACTGCTGTGTGCAGTACGACCATTTCATCGTGTACACATCTGCATTCTGCGATTCTTTATTTGACCATGACATATACGCAGTGTTGTACTCAATATCAAAAACAAGTCCTCTCTGACTGTCGTTGTCTTTCATCGTGTTCGTTCCGATTTTTCCGACATAATATCCGTCACGATAGAAATGAGTTCCGTTGTAGTCAAATCGTGTTCTTTTTTGGTTATCCGTAATCGTTCCGGTGTACATCGTGATTGCGGTCGAATCAAACTGCATGTACGAACTGCCTTTATTAAATGCAATTCGGACATTGTATGCGTTCTGTGTGATTAGTGTTCCGAAATCATCGCTGTTCACTTTTTTGTTGACCTCGGAGGTTATTTCCTCCGCAGTCACTTGAATCTTTGCATCCGCATACAATGAATACAGTCCTAATACCTCAATATCCGTGATATACACGGGTGCGTTCTGTGTGTATGCGTAAATGTAAATATATTTCGTTCCCTCTGATACCGTGATTTCACGTTCAATCGTCGTGAACTCTTTGCTCTTTAACATTCCGGAGGATGTTGTTGAATAACTTCCCAACGCTCCCACCTGCACCCTTGCCGTGCTTTCGTACCCTGCTGCTGTTGCTGCCTTATATCTCACACGATATGTTCCCGCAGGTATTTTCCCTAAATTCTGCCGTATATACGAACCGCTTGAGGATGTTTTCAGTATTTTCGCAACCGTTCCCAATCCGGACACATCCATCACGGCATTGTTCGTCTCATTGCTGTTGTACCAATTATCATCAAGTCCGTTTGAAAAATCTCCATTCACAACATAGTTGTGCATTGAGTTTTCCTCAACATGCTTTACCTCTTGAGAAATCTCCTCTTTCGTGGCTTTTATCAAGGAATCCATCTGCACGGATGTATAATAATTTTTCAGAGTGTAGGCAACACCTGCCTCGACTGCCTCTTTCGATGCCGTGATTTTGGTTTCAATCTCCTCCGTGGTCGAATAGTTCTCAAGGACTTTCTTGGTTGCCCTGTTGGAGATGGAGACCGCCTCCTCTGTGGCTGCTGCCGTCTCCTCTTTCTGAATCTCTGCGAATGTCTTTCTCGCATTGGAAATCTCAACCATGTTCTTTTCCGGTGATTCCGGATATTCTGTGATTTTGACAATCCTCTGCTTTTCCCTCGTCCTCGTTTTCTTTGACACAAGCGTGACTGTATCTCCGATTCCGTATGAGAGAATGTCTTTGTATTCCTCTGATGCTTTCGCAAGGTCAACCACCTCTGCGGTGTATGCCTTGTATGGTCTTGACATTTCCTCAATCTTTGCTGTCGCATCCTCAATCAGACTTGTGGTATTGGTATATCTTTCGTCTTTCCAAACATACGCCTTGATTTTGGAACTATACTGAAAATTGTCGATGTAATCTTTTCCGGTCAGCCACTCCGGTGTGATGCCGTCCTTGCCTATCGGATAGATTCTTGTGTAAAAATCGTATGTGTCCGATTTCAATGATATTTTCCGGAGGTTCAACCCCTCCATGAAATAGCACCCTTTGTCGCTGCCTATCCGGTCATATATGTCGATTGTCTTTGTCAGTGAATGAATGATACACTCGCAGCGGTATGTTGTGAGGCACTTTTGCAGGACATCCCATGCCGTGACGCTCTCCTGCTCGTCAATAGTTCTTTTCTTTTTTACCGTGCATGTTCCGACATGCCATCCCGTACCCTCGAACGCAAACTCAAGACACGCTTTGATTGTTTGTTCATTCGATTCAAAGCCATACGGGAACGGCGTTCCCTCCAATTCCTCCACATTGAGGACGGCTGTGTATTTGTTGAACTGTTCACCCTTTTCGACTGCTTTGATAACAAATTCGTCCGTTTTGGTGCGTATATAGTATTCTTCTTTTAGCAAGTCAACCAACGCTCCCGCTGCCGGATAACTGAACGACAACTCTTTGTCTCCGGAATCCAGTGTCGTGGTGATTTCCCTGCTCTTGAACCCGGACAATGTTCCGATTCTTTTCTTTTTGTCATTAAAAATCTGCAATGTTCTCACCTCCTAAATCCACATAGGCGTGTATCTGATAGTCACTCTCGCCTTTGTGTTGGAGAATGTGAGTGCTGTTTCTCCGGTCTTTAATACCGGAAACGTCCACATATTCACCTTGTCGAATGCATTTGCCCCGTCGATTGTCACAAGTCCGGTCTTTGCGTCTATCACAACCGTCTTTCCTGCTGCTAAACTCTCAATGATGATGTCGTCGTCTCCCAGTCCTGCGATTGTGTAATTCGTCAATGTGCTTTTTGCATATACCTCTACAATGCACGGAGCGTCTCTTGTACCCACTTTATAGAACGATGCAGAGGTTTTCCCGTCGAATGTGATTGAGAGGTCGTCATCGACAAAAAAACCGTCAAATTCAAGGTTTACAACGTACCTCTGTTTCACATTCTTTTTTTCATAGTCATTTGATGTGATGAATCCGATATATGTTCCTTTGTAGCCGTCAAGTTCCATCTTGCAAGCCTTTGTGAAATTACTCATGAACTCCGATGCAGCACGGATGATGTTGTTCCTGTCCTTGCCTTTGAAATATATTGACAGTTTCAAATGACCCATCTGAACCTCTGTCTCAAGCTCTGTCGGGAGTGTTGCTCCCGACAACCATTCATAATTATTCATGATTGAGGGAGGCTGCACATCGGCGGTCAACTGTTTTGCGTTGTACGCTCTGATGTCTGTTCCGTTTATCTTCATCGCCTTGTTTTACCTCCCTTTCCTTTTGTCTGTGACCATCTGTGCATCAACCCTTGACACGGTTCTGCTTGCAACCTCGTCTCCGTCGATGTATGTGTGATTCGTCACATACACAATATTTGATTTTTGAACTGCATCCAGTTTCTTGTCGAGGATGTTGTTCAATTTGTTATAAAATTCTGCAAGTGGCAAGATTGCCTCGTCGCCTGCCTCGCCTCCTACCATGAGGCTGCTGCCGTTGATTCCGAACACAGTCGGATTTGTCATGATACCGCCGGATTTATACCACTGAATCGAGAATGACGGGAGTGAACCCTTTCCTCCGATTCCGTATGGTGCTTCCCCTCCGCTCACGCTAATATGAGGCAGGTTCAAGTGTGGCAATGACCATTTGAAATTGAACGCCGATTTGATTCTTGACAACGCACCTGTCACCGCTCCGTGTGCGGATTCCATCTTTGAGGAGAATGATGATTTGATGCTCTCCATCGCAGACGATGCGGTCGATTTCGCACTCGCTAATTTGCTTGAGAATGCCGATTTGATGCTGTCAAGTTTTCCACCTGTCAGAGTGTTCGCCGTACCCATGAGAGAGTTCATTGTGTCTTTTATGCCCGTAAACGTAGCAGACACAATTCCCTTGATTCCCCCGCCTTTTTCACTGTATGCGGATTTCATGTGGTCGAGTTTTGTTGACACATTGGACTTTGCTGTTTCCATGAGGGAGGTCGCTTTGTCCTTTATATTCGTGAAATCAGTCGACCATTTTGATTTTATCTCCGAAACTTTTGAGGAGAATCCGGATTTGATTTCCGTCAATTTATTCGTTGCATTATTTTTCCATTCCGTCATTTTTGTCGTGACGGTGGTTTTCATATTCTCCCAGCCTGTCGAGACATTGGACTTGATGTCTGAAACCTTTGTCGAAAAATTTGACTTGATTTCATTCAGTTTGTTCGATGCGTTGGTTTTCCATTCCGTCATTTTTGTCGTGACGGTAGTTTTCATATTTTCCCAACCATCGGAAACCTTTGTTTTGATTTCCGATGTCTTTTCAGAGAATTTTGATTTGATTTCAGAGAGTTTTCCTCCGGATAAATTATCAACGAATGTGAATCCTGCTGAATAATATCCTTTGATTCCCTCCCATCCGGCAGCGACAACGCCCTTGATACCGCCTCCGTTTTCTTCATAGGCGGTTTTCATGTTCCCCAGTTTTTCCTTTGCCGTTTCGGTCGCTGCCGACATGACATTATGAACTGTGTCCTTTACGCCGTTGAATACTTTCGAGGCTGCTTGTCCTATTGTGCTGTTTTTTATGCTGTCACCGATTTCCTTGACCTTATTTGTGACCGCCTCTTTCGCTTTCGTGAACGCTCCCGTGATGGTCTCTTTGATTGCATTGAATTTTTCCTTGATGTTGCCCCATAATTCGGACAGTTTTTCCTTGACCGTATCCCAGTTTTTGTATAAGGCGACACCTGCTGCAATCAGTCCGGCAATCAGTGTCACAATCAGAATAATCGGACACAAGTTCATGACTGCGTTCAATGCGGTCTGTGCTGCCGTCATTCCTCCGGTTGTTGCTGTGGCTGCTGTTGTGGCTGCCGTATGTGCTGCCGTGGCTGCTGTTCCTGCCGTATCTGCTGCCGTTCCTGCTGCCGTGGCTGCTGTCTTTGCCGTAATCTTTGCAATTATCTTTGCAGCTCCGGACACAAATTTCTGTCCGGTCGTTACCGTGTCAGAGATTCCCTTTGCCACTTTTCCGAATCCGATTGACAACGGACCGATAGCAGCGACCACAAGACCAACTTTGAGAACTGTTTCTTGCTGTGCCGGAGAGAGCGACGTGAACCATTGTGTCAACTCTTGAATCTTTCCGGTCAATTTTTCAATCATAGGTGCTGCGGATGTCTGTGCTGTGGATGCCAGTGTCGACAACGCCAGTTTTGCGTTGTTCATCGCAACCTTTGCATTGTCAATCGGGTCGAGTGTTCCGTTGTAGGTGTCCTCGACTGTTGAACCGTATTCCTCCATTGATGACGAAAGACTGGTGAGGTCAATTCTGTTTTCACGAATTGCCTTTGTCATTTCCGCAGCACCTTTTTTTCCAAACAATTCCGTTGCAATCTGCATCGCCTCGGTCTCTGTCTT